TGCATCCACAGTAGTTGGTTATACTGGTTCAGTAGGAAATACTGGTGGAACTGGTTATACTGGATCTGCTTCTACAGTAATTGGTTATACTGGATCTATAGGTTACACTGGATCTGCATCCACAGTAGTTGGTTATACTGGTTCAGTAGGAAATACTGGTGGAACTGGTTATACTGGATCTGCTTCTACAGTAATTGGTTATACTGGATCTATAGGTTACACTGGATCTGCATCCACAGTAATTGGTTATACTGGATCTGCATCCACAGTAGTTGGTTATACAGGATCAGTAGGAACAACTGGTGGAACTGGTTACACAGGATCTGCTTCTACAGTAATAGGTTACACAGGATCTATAGGTTACACTGGATCAGCATCCACAGTAGTTGGTTATACAGGATCTGCTTCTACAGTAATTGGTTATACTGGTTCAGTAGGAAATACTGGTGGAACTGGTTACACTGGATCTGCATCCACAGTAATTGGTTATACTGGATCTGCTTCTACAGTAATAGGTTACACAGGATCTATAGGTTACACTGGATCAGCATCCACAGTAGTTGGTTATACTGGTTCTGCTGGAGCAACATTTACAGGTGGAACATTAACAAATGTATTAACTTTGGCCAATGGTAATACTACAGCAGCCCCTTTAATTTTTACTTCAGGAACTTATTTAACAAATGCTGCAAATGGGGCAATTGAATATGATTCCACTATTTATTATTCAACTATAGACACGTTTCATGGTAGAGGAGTTGTTCAAAGTACTTATCTTTACTTATTAACAGCAAATGGAAGTACTATAGCAAACACCGCAGTTACAGATTTTTTCCCAGCATCTTCAGCAATACCAATAAGAGCTAATTCAGTTTATGATGTTAGATGGGAAATGTCTTATTTTAAAGCTACTTATGCTGGAACAGTAACATTTTTTATAGTCCCATCTCAGATTCCAGTTTCAACAAAAATTGATATATTTTGCAGTCCAGTTGCTGGAGTTGGAACTTTTGGTGCGCCTCAAAGTTCTGGAAGTTCTTCAAATCTTTCAGCAAATATAGCAATAGTACCGACAGCATCATTAACGGTATCTACTGTTCAATCAGCAATATGTACAATGATAATAAAAACTCATGCAACAGTTGATGGTACTTTAAGAATAAGAGCCACAACTTCGGCGGGATCTATAATACCAAGACCAGGAAGTTGTGTGATTGCAACTAGACTTAATCCAACCGGAAATTTTAATGCATAAATATAGATAAAATATAGAGGATATAATGGGCAATCCAAAAAATAGAGAAGAATTTAAACAATATTGCTTGAGACGCTTAGGTGCTCCAGTAATTGATATAAATGTGGATGATGACCAGATAGACGATAGAATTGATGATGCTTTACAGTTTTATGCAGATTATCATTTTGATGGTTCTGAAAAAATTTATATGAAACATCAATTTTGTGCAGATGATCTTTCTAGAAAATGGATATATTGTCCTGATGATATTATTTCTATTAATATGGTTTTTCCTTGGGATGATTCGAATGCGTCTATTAATATGTTTGATCTTAGATATCAATTAAGACTTCATGATCTATATGATTTTACTAGTGTATCTTACGTCAGTTATGAGATAACAATGTCCCATCTCCAAACTCTTAATATGTTATTTTCTGGTCTTCCACAACATAGATATAATCGCCAATTAAATAAAATTTATCTTGATATTAATTGGGAGAGTGATGCCCAATTAGGTAAATATGTAGTAATAGAAGGTTACAGAAAAGTTTCCCCGGATGATATTCAAATTTCTGGAACAATTTCTAGTAATTTAACTACTGGAATATTACCTCCAAATAATCTCGTAATGATGGATGGAACTGACACTAAATTTACTCAGGAACTTATAGAGGGAGATGTTATAATTTTATCAACTGGAGACGAAGTTCAGGTTAATCGTATTGCAGGTGATAATTACTTAACTTTCTATAAACCTCCAGCAAACACAGTTGTTGGTGCTACTATGACTAAAAAAGGTATTTCGAAAGTTTGGAGTGATAGATTCTTTAAACAATATGCATGTGCTAAAATAAAATATCAGTGGGGGGAAAATATTTCAAAATATGCTGGTATTCAGATGCCTGGGGGAGTTACGCTTGATGGGCCAAGAATTATTCAGGAAGCTCAAATAGAAATTGATAAAATGGAAGAAGAAATGATGATTATGAATATTTTGCCCTCGGAAATGTACACAGGATAATTTATGTCTACTAACCACTTTTTTAATAACTACCCCAAAAATATAACATCAGAACAGCTACTTATCGAAGATCTTGTTATAGAGGCGATTCAAATTTCGGGCATGGATTTATATTATCTTCCCAGAACTTCTAGAGATTCAGTAGATTATCTATACGGTGAAGATCAACTTAAGCAGTATATTACAGCTTATCCTATTGAAATGTATTTAGAAAATGTAAATGGAATGGAAGGGGAAGGTGATTTTATTTCTAAGTTTGGTTTAGAAATTAGAGACGAATGTACTTTCCTAGTTTCTAGAAGAAGATTTAAAGCTACCATTCCAGATTTAATAAGGCCAAATGAAGGAGATATTATTTATATTCCTTTACTTCAAAACTTTTTCGAAATAACTTTTTGTGAACATGAAAATAATCAAACAATGTTCTATACTTTGGGAAGAGGTAGAGGTGGGAATGTTTACGTGTATGCTTTAAAAATGAAACAACTTCTATTTTCCAATGAGATTATCCAAACAGGAATAAAAGAGATAGATGATCAAATAAGATATAATTATCCTAAAACACTCATAAATCTTACAAATATTAATGGTAAATTCCTAAATGATGAAATAATTTATCAAGGAACAGATTATGCTAACAATACAGTAGAGGCGTTAGTATATGATTATATTCCAAATATTTCCATGAATGTTTACAGAACGATTGGAAGTTTTTCTAATACTACCATTACTGGAATAACTTCTGGAGCTACTGCTGATGTTATTTTATATTCTGATATGACACCTATGGATAATGCTTACGATGATATAATGGATAATAATCGTATAAAGACTGCTGCTGAACCTCTAATAGATTTCAGTAATATTAATCCATTTGGGGAGCCATAATGATAGGAAATTCACATTTTTATTATAGATCGATTAATAAATTAGTAGTATCTTTTGGTAATTTATTTAATGATATTGATATAGTTCGTTTTACTAAAGATGGAACACCCAAAGAGAAATTTAAGGTTCCTCTTTCTTATGCACAAAAAGAAAAATACATTACTCGAATAACATCTGATGCTAACTTAACGAAATCTGTAATGACGGTAGTACCCAGAATGTCTTTCGTAATTGATACTATTGCTTATGATGAAACTAGAAAGCAGATTACGACATTAAAGAATTATAATAAAACTTCTAGTACCAATATAGATTCACAATATGTTCCTGTTCCTTACAATTTTGGTTTTAATGTTTCTCTTTTTACTAGAAATATTGAGGATGCGACTCAAGTATTAGAACAGATTCTTCCATTTTTCACACCAGATTATACTATGACAATTGATTTTATGAATAGTATTGGGAGAACTTATGATGTTCCTGTTATTTTGAATTCAGTAACTTCTAGCACTGAATATGAAGGAACTATGGATAATACTCGAATAATAACTTGGGAACTAGAATTTACCGCTAAGAGTTATATTTGGCCTCCTATTAATGATGCAGGAATTATTAAGCAAATTGATGTTAACTTACGTAATTATGAAAATAGTAATACAATAGTAAACATTGATATAACCCCAAATCCATCAGATGCTAAACCTGAAGATAATTATGGATATACAACAGTTATAACGGAATATAATGACTAAATTAAATGACAATCTATCTTCTTTATTGGATGTGGAACCTATTAAAAACAATGAATTCGAATTGGTAGAAACAGAAGATGAAAAGGAACTTCAAGTATCAGAAACACCTCAGAATGATATTGAAGAAGATACTGATTTTGCTCGTAAGAATATTAAAGACTTAATTGAAAATGGTAAATCTGCTATAAAAGATTTACTTCATGTTGCGAAAGAATCAGAAGCACCTAGAGCATATGAAGTAGTAGCAACTTTACTGAAAAATATAGCTGAGTTAAATAAAGATCTTTTAGAATTACAGAAGAGGAAGAAGGATTTATCACCCACTAAATTTAAGAATCAAAATATTTCAGTAGATAAAGCTATTGTCTTTACTGGAAGCACAACTGAACTAATAAATTTAATAAAACAACAAAAGGATGCATAATGGAAACACTAATAGAACTAATGAAAAAAGTATTAGCTGATACATTCACATTATATTTGAAGACTCATAGCTTTCATTGGAACGTAGAAGGCCCAAATTTCGCTCAATATCATAGTTTTTTTGATGGGCTATATAATGAGTTGCATGATGCTGTAGATCCAATAGCAGAGCATTTAAGGACTCTACAAGCATATGCACCAGGGTCTATGAAAAGATTTTCTGAATTAACTGAAATAGAAGAGGAACTTAATATTC